TCTAATACAAACATCATAGGTTTTCTTTTGTCTTCTGGTTGTTCTAAATATTTGTCAATCACTTTAATTGATTGAGCTCTGAATTCTTGTACTGTTGCAACTGGCATTACCAATATTCTACTACTATCAACACCACGACTTTCAATCATGTCTTTTGATATAGCATTTTCTGATTCAAAATAAATGACGCCTGCGTTGGGGTCTTTATCTAAAAAACTTTTAACTACACCTAAGGCAAAGAAAGTCTTTCCTGTTGCAGCTTCACCGGCGATTGCCGTAATTCTATTGTTTGGTAAACCACCGTATATACTGCCTGATAGTAAGGCATTAAAAGAGTATGAGCCAGTATCTATAAAACTATCTACATCTCCACCAGCAACACCGTCTTTGGCAAGTGTAGCGTATTCATTACCTGTTTCTTTGATTATATCTTTTAAAAAATCACTCATAATTTCTCCTGTTCATTGCGTCTATTATATACTATTTTCCTGATTTGTCAAGCTTCCTTTATTTATCTAATTATATCTATCTGACTATCTTTAGTCCATACTTCCAGGTCATTTCTCAACCTATCTTCTTCTTGTAGTTTATTAAACCTTTTGGTTGCCAATTTTCTCCACCATTCTATCAGTTCATTGTCGTGAAATCTGTCATAGTTTGGCGCTTTAACAATATCATTTGTTTTACCATTTACTATATCTATATAGTTTTCTATACCATAGTTACTAACATAATATCTTTTCTGTTCGGTAAGTTTTTTTGCATTGGCAATTGTGGTTTTAAATTTATCTAGGTCATCACCGTCTAATGCTTTTTTAATTAGACCTTGTATGGCTGTGGTAATTTTTAACTTTCTACTAGAAGCGTCTTCTTTAATAAAGACACCAATCTTATCTTCGACATAATCTAACATATCTTTAAAAGGTTTACCATGTATCATAGGAATAAAATCACTATCAGTTAGACCTCTGTTTCTTAACATAGGTTTCATACCGTCATACTGACTAGCAGATTTACTATTACCATATAAACTTGTGGTTTCAAACATAACTAAATTCATATCATACTTTTTATTTAACATCTCTCTTACTTGATGTGAACAACATAAAGCAGCCAACAATTTACCACCAAGATAATTATAACCAAATGGTTGTGATGGTACAATTACAAAACCCATAATAGCAGTCTTGTTAAATACTGGTAAATCTGGTACATTACCTAATAAAACATTTCTAGGTCTCATGTTAATAACTGGCGAACCAAATCTCATAAAACCAACATACTTACCTGTATTCATTTCTTTTACGGCAAGTTTTAAACTTTTACCTGGAATACTGACCATATTACTATGACTTGATATCATATTAATACAAGTGTCCCATGTATGATTATCTAATTCAACCATTTGTAAATCCATGACCTCAGGCGACATAGTAAAATCATCAAACAACTCTGTATCTAAACCCATACCAGGCAAAGCTGTAGGTATAGTTTCTATTTGTGCCATTTTCTGGTCACGCATATACTGGTCTATTCGATTAAATTTGTCAAAGTAATCTGAAAATATGTTCGCTACATAAAGAGCGTGTTCTCTATCTAGGCTTTTCATTGTTCATTTTCCATAATAATAATGCAGGTATTATAACACATAATGCCGATAAGGCAAGCGCTAAACATATGCTCATACTTCATTACCCCAAAAGTCCCAATGGTCTCTGGTCTTTTTTCTTGCAAATAGTTCGATATAAGGACCTTCGCAAAGCCGTTCTATCTCTCCATGTAAAAGTGGTTTTTCAGAATGTCTACCTCTTGGTGCAATCACCAATTGTGCAACATCTTTATGTATTCTTTTTGGTTTACCTTTTGTTGCAAGTAAACACATTTCTGGATTACCTCTTGTCCAATATCCTAGACCTGTAAAAAATCCTAGTGTTTTTTTATTTGTCTTTGCCCATGTAAAGCCAACTGTTTTATACTTGAAACCCCAGGCGTTTATAACTTTTAATGCTTGGTCTAACATAGGGTCACACACCCACATTAATAGTACACAATTTTCATCTGCAATATCCTTTACAGGCAAACTGCAAATATCATTTAAGGACATACAATCATAGTGTGCCTCAGGACTTTTTTCTTTACCTTTATCTGACCTAGTTTTAAACAACCAAGGTGGGTCTGCGTAAATTACTTTATATCTTTTGTTAGGGAAATCAACCAAAGAAACTCTCCTCTTTTTGAGTTAACGAATTACAAAATTGTTCACCACTTAAAAAGTTTAAATCAAAATTATAAACTCTTGCTAAGTCTTCACAATGTTCTATTACTTTTTTACCAATCTTATGGTCGCCTTTTATGATTGTTACATTTTTATAGTTATATTTTTTGTAATACTTCCATATTTTGTGTGGTATTTTTTCCTCTACACTACCACTACCCATTTGATTTGTACAATCAGCATATATTGTTCCGTTATCTGTTTCAATTATGAAATCTATTTCGTGTGTACCTGTCTTTGCTCTTTTGTAAGTAATATTGTTTTCTCTACAATATGATTCTACCTGGTCTTCTAATAATTGACCACTAATATTAATAGGATTATCCAAAGAAACTCTCCAAACTGGCAACTGGTTCTGCCTTCCAATTAATTGCGTCTAAGATAAATCTCATAGGGTCTAAAAAGGTCTTTTGAAATTGTATCTCATAGTCAACATATTCTTTTAATTTAAATTCTGTAGGTAAGGTTGAAATATAACTAATAACATCAAACTTAAATGGATTTGCTTCTTTTAATTTAAGAAACTTAATCTTATCACCATCTTGTATATAAGGATATTTCATACCTAGTTTTGCTTGTTTAAGTTGATGATTATAAATCAATGCACCTTTAACATGAATAGGCGAACCTTTAATAAAGATACTACTATTACTGGCATATTTTTTAAGATTATTACAACTTCTAGGAAAAGCAATTGCTTCTGGTGGTAAGTTAACAAACTCGTCTTTAAAGTCAGCAATAAATTTATGCAAGTCACTTTGTTCTTTACCCATGATAATTTTAATTGCTTCTTTAATTTTACCACGGCAAACTTGGGGTGTGCTGGACTTGACTGCTTCTATGCCCATTAACTTTAGTTTTGGGTCAGCAAGTCTTACGCCTTCTTCGTCCAGCACATTGAGCATATATCTTTTTTTGGCAACCCAAATTCCTTTGTTAGCGATTACTTCTCGCTTCATTACCATTGCGTTTTTAAATGCGTTAGAATAATCTGCTAACTCATCAAAACACTTCTCGATATACGGCTCTATCTTGTTATCACAAACTTTACCTAAGAAATCTGCAATCTGGTCATTTGTTTTACCTTTACAAGTTTTCTCTACAAGTTTATTAAATCTTACATAGATACTATCTGTATCTGAAGCAACAATATAATCAACCTTATCGTGTGTTTGTAATATACTATTTAAATATTCATTTACTTTCTTTTCAATAAATCTAATAATAAACTGACCAGCAGTTGTAATACCACTTGCCTGTCTTACATCATAAAATCTAAAGTATTGATTGCCAACTGCACCATAAGCTGAGTTCAAGGCAATCTTTTTTGACCATTGAATATTATGACATCTTGCAATCTCTCTAGCAAGTTCTTTTGTCGGGGTCTTTTGATACTCGGCCTTTGCCTTTAACATTCTCTGTTTAAAGACAACACGGTCATTGTACATTTTCTCCATCATTTCTGGTAGAAAACCTTGACTATCATTTTTAAACTTAGCGCCGTTTGGTGTTAAACAAGCGCCTTCATGTTTTAGATAGTTAAGTGGTACTTTCATGTCAATCATTTTATTAACATTGACACCTTGTCCGCTTTCACCAAGTATCTTCTCTGGTGATATATTGTATTGTATGATAATGTGTGGATATAGTGAATTGATATCAAACGAAACAATCCAATTATGTCCGCCTAATATAGGCTCTTTTACATAAGCGCCTTCGTATTTTGTTTCTTTACTATGTTCTTCTCTTGGTGGTATACAAATATTCTTTTGCATTAAATGATTATGAATCAATGTATCCCACACTCTAACTTGTGAAAAGATATCATCATAATTTACTTTTGAATCATATGCAACTGTTAAACTCAAATCAATTAGACCAAGTTTATCTTCTAATGCGTCAACGATTTCAACATCTTGTATATTATAATCAATAAA